CAAAAAAAATATATATTAGGTATTAACGATTGCCGTCATTATGTAAATCGCATTTCGCTATGGGCACTTAATAAACGCACACCTATATGGAGCCTAGAAAAATTATGGAATATGACACATGTAACATATAAATAATTTTAAATAATCATAATATAATTATTATAATTATTTAAAAATTGAAAAAATTATATACTATTGCTACTTATAGTATAATAATATGGATACACCACTATCACTATTTATTCAAAAAGCAAAAGCAATTCATGGTAATAAATTTGATTATTCTTTTGTTATTTACAAAAATTGTGATACAAAAATAAAAATAAAATGCATTAAATGTAATAATATTTTTGAACAAATACCATATAACCATATAAATTTAAAAGCAGGATGTAGAAAATGTTATTTAATACAGAAAAATGAATATACTTTAGAATCCAGATTTAATGATTTTATTAAAAAGGCAAAAGAAACTCATGGTACTAAATATGACTATTCTAAGGTTGTTTATATAAATTCAAAAACTCCTGTTATTATTATTTGTAATACATGTAATAATGAATTTCAACAAATACGAAATACTCATCTAAAAGGCGATGGTGGTTGTAAAGTTTGTGCAATAAATAAATATAAAAAAGATATGACATTTACAAAAGAAGAATTTATTCAAAAAGCAAAAGAAACTCATGGTAATAAATTTGATTATTCACAAGTGAATTATATTAATTCGCAAACCAAAATAACTTTAAAATGTAACATATGTAAAATAGTATTTGAACAATTAGCTAATGGCCACTTGCAAGGAAGTGGTTGTAAAAAATGTGCTAATAAACTAAATGGTGATAAATGTAGAAAAACAAACGAGCAATTTATTTTAGAAGCAGAAAATATACATAAAGATGAAAATGAATTACCTATATATGATTATTCTATGGTAGAATATAAATCATGTCATAAAAAAATTATTATTATATGTAAACTTCATGGGCAATTTGAACAAGCTCCATCAGCTCATTTATCAGGGAGTGGGTGTAATGATTGTGGAATGATTAATAGAGCAACAAAACAAACATTTACAAAAGAAGAATTTATTCAAAAAGCAAAAGAAAAACATGATAATAAATTTGATTATTCACAAGTGAATTATATTAATTCGCAAACCAAAATAACTTTAAAATGTAAAGTATGTGATTACATTTTTGAACAACTACCTAATTCACATTTACAGGGTTATGGTTGCGATAAATGTGCTCATATGATTAATCATGAAAATCAAAAATTAACTAAAGAGGAAATTGCTATAAGAGGTAAGGAAACACATGGTAATAAATTTGACTATTCACTAGTTAGTTATATTAATACTAAAACACCTATACAAATAAAATGTAACAAATGTAATAATGTCTTTGAACAACTACTTTATAATCATATAAAACAAAATAAGGGTTGTCCTTTATGTGATGGTAGAATAACTGAAAAAATATTACATGATTATTTAAAATCATTATATCCAAATGTAATTAAAGAATTTAAACAAAAATGGTGTAAAAGTAAAAAATATTTACCATTTGATAACTGCATTCCTGAATTAAATATAATTATTGAATTGGATGGAATTCAACATTTTGAACAGGTAATGAATTGGAAATCTCCAGAAGAAAATCACAAAACTGATAAATATAAAATGAAATGTGCTAATGAAAATGGATTTTGTGTAATAAGAATAATTCAAACTGATGTATTACATGAAAAATATAATTGGAAGGAAGAACTAGTGAATAATATTGAAAAAATAAAAAAAGATAATATTATTCAAAATTTATATATGTGTAAAAATAATGAATATATAAGTTATTTATAAAAGTTATAATAAATACTCATATAATTCAAGATTTGATACATATATTTTTTTTGTTATGTTTTTATTTGATTTTATATTTGTATATAACTCTTCAAATAATTCATTTAATACTTTATTAAATAGATAATTATTTCTACATTCTTTATATGATATTCGTATTAAATATAAATTATCATTTGAATTAATATAATTATTTTTTTTCACATCATGGTTTCTTTGAATTACAAATTTTTCTTCTCCACCAAATAAATCAACCGCTTCAAAATGTTGTATTCCATCCTTTTCAAAATTAATGCAAAAATCTTTATTATTAATAGTAATATTTAGACACGCATCAAATCTTAATAAATTAATATGATATAAATCTTGATATGATTTTTCATATTCTATATTTTTAGTATCTAATTTATATTTAATACATAAATTATTTATACATGCATATAATATTTGATTAAATTTATTACTAGTTAAATCCCAGGGTTTTATATCATATTCTGGATATATTTTATCTATAAATTTATATAAAGACCCCGACAAATGATTTAATATAAATGAACCACCTCTTGTTTTTAATAATAAGTCACCATTAATAGTTAATAAAATATTATGAATTTTATCATATTCACTTAATTCTTCCGAAAAATTATATTTGGCATAAATTTCATACATGAACCATTTTTTTATATTGTCTATATTAAAGGTACTATCTTGATTTATAAAATAATTATTTAATCCTTTAAAATACCAAGGGATTAATTCTCTATTTGGATATAAATTTTTAATAATATCATAAACAGAATGTTTATAGTAATTAATTAATGTACATGCTTTATGGCTCTCCAATAATTTAAGTTCTATATTATAAATATTATCTGAATTAATATCAATATTATTATCTGATAGAAATGCTTCAAATAATTCTCGTCTATTAGCTTCAATATCTAAAATTCCGCTAGGAATTGGGTTAAAATAATACCATTTTAAATTTTTGTCTGGAAATAGAGTAATTATTCCCTGAGCAACGTTGTCGACATGCTGATAAATACTAGAGATATATTTTACAAAAATAGATCTATTACAATCGTATATCTCTTGATTTGTTTTAATATTTTCTTTTTCAAAAATTATTTCAATCATTCTCTTAATGTTATCTGGGTTACTAAAGAATTTTTTTGGAAACTCTATATTATTAATAATATGATGATTAATATCTATAGGTTGATGTTGTGAACAATAATTTCTGTCTTTTATATCAGATTTTTTATATTGATTTCCTACTCTTCTACTACAATCAGGATTTAAACATACATGTCTAAAAACTCCGTTTATATTTTTTGATCTACCAAAAGGCATTGTATTTTTTATATTTTATAAATTTACATTTATAAAATATATCAATTTTTAAAGTAATTTTATGTATTTTTAATAAAAAAATTGACTATTATTTTTTATTAGAAATTATAACATATTAAAACCATAACCATAATGCCTTTTACAAAAGCAAGCAAGTTTCTATATAGCAAGACGCTATTTAATATGTTATTTTTAAACGAAGTAGGGCCGCTTGGACGGTGGAGCCAAGAGCGGTGTGCTATTAAGTTAAACAAGAAAATAGATTTGGCAAACGAAGACAACTGTGGGCCTTGTGGTGAATATATATTAACTAAATTAGATTTGGATAAGGCAAATAAGGCAAAAACATATAAAATTTCTAGTGTTAGTCCGCATTTAATGGCAGAAGAACAAGAGCAAGACCAATACCATAAGCATTAAACATGATTTAATCATGATTTAATCAAAAATTGAACTCACTTTCATGTTTGCTTCATTGTAATATTTTTTTCTATATTTTTTCATTGTGCTGTCTTTTATGCGAGTAGTCTTAAAATAATTGTATGTTTTATTTTCTTGCAATAATTCTATTATAAAATATAATGAATACATACCGCATTGGCCGTCACTATATTGATGTGTAAAACCCTCATTGTCGTCCACAGTCAATTGAATATTTAAACTGTGCGCTTGATCTACTATTCTTTTTATTAAAACTTTTACTTGTTTTGGCATTCTTGTTCCATTACTATCAAAATAGAAAATGAATTTTTTTGTTAAATCAATAAATAAAGATATCCAGTGTTTTCCGGATTTATTATGAGGATCGGTATTAAATATTACTCCAATTTTGCTAATATTGTTTTTAATATGTGTTTCCAAGTTAAAATTACATAATTGCTCCCATACGCATGTTGAAAACATTTCTTTGGAATCGAAATCAATAGGAGACGGTCCTATAAACTTGAAAAATTTATGAGATTTTTCATATTGTTTCATTATTTTAGTTATATCAACACTCGAAAGCCAAGTATTGGGCTTAGACGACCAACTTTCGGGAGAAAACGGCTTAAATATTTCTTTTACTAATAACTCGCTATTGTTGACCTTGCTTAATGTTGTTTTTTTTAACCAACATAATTCGTCATAACATTGTTTATTTAATCTTTGTTTGAAAAAGCTCCATATTTCTTTACTATTATTTGTCAATATTTTGTCATTACTATTATTAGCATTCCAAACGTTTTTAAATAATTGCAAATTATTGCGACTATAGCATGTATATTGCTTTAAATCACCGTCTATATATTTACTTTGATATGGTGAGCATTTAAGTTTGTTAAATTTACGCGTATTTTTTTTTGATTTGCGAATTGCTTTCTTAAATGTATTATACATAGTGTTTATTATTTTATATTTAATATAGTAATATAAAATAATATTTTTAACTGCGTTTTTGTGGAAGTATTTTTCTTTTAGCATTTGAGCTTTTTCTAACAACAAACAAATCTAAATTTGTTATTTGTTTTTTGGTGCACATATTATCCAGTGTTGCATTATATATATTAAAAGAACTTAAAGAAGCGTCGTCACAATAATTGTTGTTATTATTGAAGTCTTTAAGCTCTTCTTTAATAGAGTTTTTTATTTTTTTATCCTTTAAATGGCTTATTAAATTTAATATATATAATAAATAAAACAGCTTATATTTCTCTCCGTTTATTATTTTAGTGTCATCATTATTTTCTATGAGTTTTTCTAAAGTGCTATTATTATATTTGAGTATTTGATCTTTATAAGTGGCTATGTTTTCTTCTATATTAGCATAAATATCTTTTAATAAGTAATTATTGTTTAGTAATTGATCTAATTTATTTGTTTTTAAAGACGGGTTATGATTTTGATTTGCAAAATAGCGTAAGTCAATATTGTTTATTTGCATGTCGGATTTTTCCTTTGCTAATCTCTCTTTTTCTAATATTAGCTTTTCTTTTTCTAAGCTCTCTTTTTCTTTTTCTAAGCTCTCTTTTTCTTTTTCTAAGCTCTCTTTTTCTAAGCTCTCTTTTTCTTTTTCTAAATGCTCGTTTTCAGTAATTTGTTCAACCAAATCTATACTTACAACATTCATATGTTTTGATTTTTTCTTATTTTTTTCTTTATTTTTTTCCTTTAATTTGGTGTTATTATTAAGCATATTACTATAAACCTATTATATATTTTTTAATTGAACTCGTGTCGCATTGTAAAATAATTCGTTTCCAATTGTAGGGAAATTATTGGGATTAAAGTCTTGAAACTGTTGCTCTCTAAATAATAAATGGCCATCTAAATTTTCATTATTTGTAATAAAATTTATTTTGTTTTCATATAAATCGCTAGTGCTAGATGGAACATAAGCTCTTTGATCAGCTTTTTGTAGAGCAAAGAATTGGTTTCTCAAAGTTGATTCGCGATCTACATTAGAAGCAAATCCGCAAAAATGCAATTTTCTAGTTGCAGGGAAAAAACTGGAGCTAGCATCGTAATTTCCATAATTTTGTATAGGTTCTGTTGAAGGTGCTATTGGCGCAACAGTCGGCATAAATGTATATTTAGTATTTACAGGTCTAAATGAGAAATTCATGGTTATTCCGCCAGACGGAACATGTCTATTGGCTATTTCATTATTCATAAAATTTTGCTTTTCAAAATTTTGTAGCTTTATATTATAAACATCACTGTCAATAGTTACGCTCATTATTTTTATAATTATATATTATATATTATATAAATTTATAAAAATAATATATTATATAAATTTATAAAAATTTATAAAAATAATATAGCAATTTATAAAAATAATATAGCAATTTGTTTTTAAAGTTAATACTGCCGAAAAGAAAAAAAACCTACTAACTATAAATTATATTTTTAGCTCTATATTCTTTTTCATATATATTAATTAACGCTTAACGCTTAACGCTTATACTCCTTCTTAATATTATAATTAAAATAATATGCACCATTTAAAGAATTATGCATCTTATGTGTCTTGCCGCTAAATAGCGACGCTTTATATTGCCTTACTTGACATGCACTAATTGCATGTTGCTCCTTCTTATTGAGCCGGTTTTTCTCTTGCTTCTTTAAATAATCCATATCAAAGATGTTTCTCATAACATTATGATTGGATAACAAACTCATTAACACAAGCGCAGATGTTGCCATATTAAACTTATAATTCTATAAACATTATACATTAAATTCAAAAGAAATCAATTTTTTTATGCTTTTTTAACTACGTCACTTTGCTTTTCGTGATCTTGATGTAGATCCTTGAGCACTAAACTGATCTAATGGGACTTTGCTTAGTCCACGCTCAAGATTTAAATTTATATAAGATTGAAATTTCCATGCATCAGGCACCGCTAACTCTTGTAATTGTGAAATAGGTGTTTGTAGCTTATCCAATGTATAATGTTTAAAGGTATGTATATTTTTAGTTAAATGTGTAAATAACTTTTCACGCACAATAGCGTTAGCTCTAATGCTGTAAACTAATTTCTCACGCTCAACTGGATTATCCGATAAACTAACTAATAATTGTTTAATCTCATAGCCCGATAAGTTACTAATTGTTTCAGTTTTGCTTTTACTTTTACCTTTACTTTTACCTTTACCTTTGCTTTTACTTTTACCTTTACTTTTATAATTAAGTTTTTGTGTTCTATTATTATTATTTCTAATCCTAAATGGTTTTTTAATCATATTAATATATAGTATATTATATTATATATTAATTAAAAGTATACTATATAAATCACACTTTTTAATTTCTTCTTTTTATTTCTTCTTTTTATTTCTTCTTTTTATTTCTTCTTGTTCTTTTTTTTCCTGCTAGTCGGGGATCAATGTGACGCACTCGTTTACGAGTAACCATATTACTTAAATAACTCTTTAAAGTCTCTAAAGTCTTATATGTTTTTTTTGATTTTTGTGGTAATAAATTTGGTTTGTCATGATTATTGCTTATTTGTGACGCACTAATTGATTTTTGTGGTAATAAATCTTGTTTGTGAAGATTATTGCTTATTTGTGACGCACTAATTGATTGTTGCGGTACTAAATTGGAAACTTTATATTCAAGCGTGGCTATTGTTCCACTTAATTGCTTTGAAGATTTATGTGTATTAAGAATATTTGTTTCAATATCTTGTTTAAATTCAAATAAAACAAGATCACTCGATCGTTTAATCGATGTAATATCTTTATCATGATCTAACGATGCAATAGTTTCCATTTTAAAACCTTGGCCTTCATTATAAGTATATTCAAAAATTTTTAATGGTTCGTCCATAATAGTTATAATAGCATCAACTAAACCTTTAATATTTTCATTTTCACCATCGGAAAAGTCAAAAGATTTATCTTTAAATATTTGAGCTATATTGCATCTTGATAATAATATTAGTTTTGTTAATAAAAATAAAGTAAATGTTATTTTTAGATCCTTTTTTTCTGGATTAGTAATATAATCATAAATTAGCGTTGCATAGTCCGGATTTGTAATAATAAGATCTATAATGGTATTTATTCTTTTAATACTTTCTTTAAAATTAGCCCTAATATCTATTAATTGTTTTTTAATTTTTGTTCGTTCATTTTCTATGATTTTAATTATATTTTTCAACCCATTATTATCAATTGCGCCAATTTCTATACCTTCTATATCCCAAGGATAAATATAAGAGAACATTTCATTATATCTTTGAACATAGTTTGATCTATTTTCAGTATTGTATATTTGTAAATAGCTTTCTTCATCTTGAACTCTTTTAATGCAATCATCAAAATTTGTTAAAAATTTTCCAACATCAAACTCATTACCTGTTTTACCTTTCTCTTTGTCTAAATAATAATTTTTATATGTATTATTTTTTTGCCATTGAATATTTTTACAGTGTTTTTTTATTTCTTCATATCTATCACAATACAAGTCAGCAGCGTCTTGTTCTGTTGTTTTTCTTCGTGAACGTCGAGTTACTAGTTGACTTACTTGTCGTAATGTGCGTTGTAATCTTTGATGTATTGTTTTTACTCTTGTATAATATTTTCCAAGGTCGGTTTTTAAAATAGTATTTAAATTATTTACCAAATTGGGAACAACAGGTTTACCGTTATTACTAAAATCAGTAACATGAACAAAATTTATATTAAACTTCTCGCAATTTTTAATAAGATTGTCTATATTATGATCATCAAACAAATATATTTTAAAGTTGCTTATTTTAGTACTATGGTGACTATTATAGTTATCTTTTTCAATTAAACTTTGCCCATATAACGCATAAGGTTTTAATCCGTCGCTATGTATCTTAGTTAAAACAATTTTTTCCAATTTTGGGTCGTCTGGGAAAGATGCTTTAGCTTTTTCATATATGTTTGGAATATTAGCATTATTCATAAAAAAAAAGAAACCTGAGTTAGCAAAGAAAGTTTTATAATTATTATCAAAATACTTATCTATAAATTCTCTTTTTGTATAATTGTTTGCTGTTATAATCCAAACATAGTTTTCACTAGTAATTATTTTTTTCATAGCTGCAATAACACTACGTCTTAATTCTGTAAATTCTTTGTTCATTTTTAACTCATGATCTTTTAATGCATAATGGGGAGTTAATGTTTCATCAATATCAAAAGCAAAAATATATTTTGTTAGTCCGCGTTGCGGATTTACATCTATTAGTCCACGTGACGGATTTATGTCTTCATTAATATTTTGTATTGTTTCTCTCCTTGAACCGCGCAAAAAAGGGTTTTTTTCTTCTCTATGAGCGTTAAATTTATTAAAACAATCAAAACTACTAAAACTTGTAATCCAAAACATTAAATTTATGAGTAAAGAGCCGCGTAAGAATTTTGCTAATTTATTTCTATTTTTATAACTAAATACAATAGCGGGAGCACCTAACCATGTAATTCTCTCTACCTTAGGTTGTATTTTTCTTGTATCAAAATATTCTTTATAATTTTCTACTGTTGAAAATTTTTGTTGATCAAACCCTCTATCATATACTTGTGATGCAATAGTTACACTATTTCCATCCAATGTTAAAGTAGATGCAAATGCAACAAATTCTCTTATTGGTTCATCCTTTGTTATTGAAAATCCTTTAAATATTTCATCTATAAATTTGTCAATATATATATTCCCGTCTATTGTCATTGTAAGAGCTCTTACAAGCTTATAATCAGAAGTTGCAGGCACTTGACTAGTTATTCCCGAATGCTGTCTAAATATTGATGATTTATCCATTATAAAATATAATATTTATATAATATAAAAATAATATAAAAATATTATAAAAATATTTTAAAAGGAAAAAAAACACAACACAACACAACACATCATAATACTTCAAATGTTATTAATATGTAGTAATAACATTTGAATTGATTAACGTTGATAAATCAGGGCATGCATCGCGTTTAATAAACACCTGACCTTTTTGGCGAACAAGAGGCGGAGGAACCTTGAATACAGTCGTTACATCAAAAACACGGATAACAGGCATGGTCACAAGGTCGCTGATCGGGTTCTCAACGCGCTCAACGCATTCATCGCGCTCAACGCTAGTCGCATCAAAAACCATGACAATGTTGGTGCTTGACATTTTTCTAGGCTATAAAAATAATGTGTATATATGCATATCAATTTTTTTTAGACATAACAACATTATGTATTACATGTTTTATCATTATTAAACCACGTCATTTTAATAGCATGTATATTATTTGCTATAATTTTATATGATATAGCCAGCGCATAAAAACTCATTAATTTGTAATATTCTTCTTTTCTTATCCAATTTAGCACTTCGTAATAATTATTATAGTTA